GCGGCGGGTGCCCGATCAGGTTTGGATCGACGCGCGCTATAAGACGTCAATCGTCTGCGACTTCGCCCCGGCGGCCGATCCGCGGTTCCGGCCCGCGATGGGGTTCGGGTTCGGTCAAGAACACGCGCAGTGGTACAACCGGCCGAAATCGACCGGGGCGGTCGTCAAACACTTGGGGGACGAATACCACATCGAGTGGGATCCGGCGAACCGGGTCCACGTTGTCCAAGTCAACTCGGATCACTGGAAATCGTTCAGCCATGAACGGCTTGCGGTTCCCTTCGACCCGCGGGGCGGGGGCGTCGTCCCGGTGGGGGCGGTGACGTTGTACGCGTCGCCCGATCGCCAAGAACACCAGACCTTCGTCAAGCACATTACCGCCGAACGGGCGCAACAAGAGACGATCCCGGGCCGCGGGGTGGTCAAAAAGTGGGTTCTCGTCGGACGACGGGCAAACCATTATTTAGATTCGTATTCCCTCGCATGCGCGGCCGGTCACTTGTGCGGCGTCCGGATCGGCGTCGCGCCGCCGCCGGCCCCGCCGCCGCGTCGACCACCGACGCCGGCGTCGTCGGGGATCGGGCCCGGGTGGCGGCCGCCGGGCTTTGGAGGTGGTCGACGATGAAGCGGATCCTGATCGTTTATAAGTGGCTGGTTCGATTGGCGGCCGCGGTGGTCCGACGCCGGCGACGGCCGGACGACGCCGGGGAGCGGGATCGGTTCGTCCGGCTGTTGCGGCGCGATTTCCTGCGCGGGTGGGAGTCGGCGACACGCGGGAGCGGATTGACGATCGCCGCGGTCCAATTCACCCGCGACGGCGCGGTCCCCGTCTTCACGTGGTTGGCGTTCGCGCCCCGCGCCAAAACGACGCCGCGGGAGTGGCCCGGGCGATTCTTCGCGGCCGACGAGCTGCCGGCGGGGTGGGTCTGGCTGGTCGAACCGCCGCGGCCGCCGGAACCCCTTGGCAATTCGGAAAGGAGAAGGAGGCTATGAAGATCAATCCCAAGTGGGTGGCCGTGTTCGTCGTCGTGTTGGCGTCCTATCCGGTCAATTATTGGATGATGGCCGCCGGAGTCGGCCTGTACGACAACGGGCGGATCTGCCGGGTGAACTGCGACGAGGTGTCGGGGGACATCCTCAACCGCGCGACGTCGCTCGTTTTTTCCCCGCTCACGGTTCCGGGAAATCTGATCTACCACCTGGCCGCGTCGACGTGTGGCGGGGGCGATCCGCGGTCACCCGCGGCGCCGTGTTGCCCGAGCTGGCCAGCAGCTGACACCGACGCCGGCGGCGGGGAGCGATCGCCGGCGGACGACGTCGACGACGCCGGGCCGGTCGAACTGTGGATCCTACCGCCGCCCGGGCGGTTGCCCGGGTTCGCGCCGGAATTGTTCGACGCGCCGCGGCTGGATCCGGTGGAACCTGAATCGCGGCCCGACACGTGGCCGGAACCGGTCGACCCCGAGTCGCCGCGCGACGCGTGGCGGTGTTGACGGCGCGGCCGGCCTAATTCTGCGGACAACCCTTGACGGAAAAAAGGCGAACGATGGCAAAGAAAAAAGCGGAGCGGAAGACGGACGACGTGGTCGACGGGACGGCCGGCCAGGTCCTGAACGACACCGACGAAACGGACGCCGGCCAAGTCGCGACGGAAGAAACCGACGCGCCGGCGGCGGACGACGTCGAACCGGAAACGGGGGACGGCGTGTCCTGCCGGATCGCCGGCGTGGAGATCCCGGTCCGGAACGTGGCGATCGAAGTCACGACGGCGCCGATCGATCCCGACGCGTATCTGGGCGATCACGTCGACGGCCGGTTGACGTTGGAACAACGGCGGGGGCTGCAGCTTGCGTTGAACGGGGCGACCGCGTCCGCCGCGCGCCTGAAAAGCGGCCGATTCGTCCAGACGCGGATCGACGCTGTCCGGCTGGTGTTGGAGCGGATCGACGCGGCCGTCGACGCCGGGGAATGATCGCGCGGAGACGCGGGGGCGCGGAGAAGGGGCGGGGCATTTTGTGAGAAATGGGAGGGTCGGAACGTGGCGAAGAAACGGAAGACGCCGGCGGCCGCGGAAAAATTCCCCTGGATCGCGGCGGACCTGGCCGGGCTGGCGACGCCGATCGGCGACGTCCGGCCGGCGAAACGGAACCCGGTCACGCACGACGAGGCGAACGTCGCCGCGGTGGCCCGGTCGCTGGAGACGTTCGGCCAATACGTCCCCCTGGTGGCCAACCGGCGAAACGGCGAAGTCGTGATCGGAAACGCCCGGCTCGCCGCGGCCGGCCTGTTGGGCTGGTCCCACGTGGCCGTCTTGTGGCGGGACATGACCGACGCGGAGCAAGCGCGGCTGGCGATCAACGACAACCGGCTTCCCGAGCTCTCGGAGTGGAACGAGGCGGAAGTCGCCGCGTTGTTGGCGGACATCGAGGCGGCCGCCGGCGACGACGCGGCCGACCTGGCCGCGTGGGAAGAAGAGCTCTTGCTGGCCGAACTCCGCGGCGCCGACGACCAGGCGGCCGACGCGGTCGACGCCGAACCGAAGATCGACCAGGCGGCCGAACTGGCGAAGAAGTGGAAGACCCGGCCGGGCCAACTGTGGACGATCCCGGGCAAGGCGGGGGTCCACCGGCTGTTATGCGGCGACGCGACGTCGCCGGACGACGTGGCCCGGGTTCTGGACGGCGCGACGCCCAACCTGACGGTCACCGATCCACCGTGGGGCGTCGAGTACTCGCCCGAGTGGCGGAACGACAAGACCCTTATTCGCAGAGCGATCGGGGTCAGTAAGGAAAGGAAAGTCGCCGGCGACGATCGGGCCGACTGGTCGGCGGCGTTCGAGCTGTTGCCCGGTGACGTCTTGTATTGCTGGTTTGCGTCGACGTTCGCGCCGGAAGTCGGGGCGGCGATCGCCCGGGCCGGGTTCCCCTTGCGTGTGATGATCGTTTGGAAGAAGCAACAGCACGCGCCGAGCCGGGGGCACTATCACTGGCAACACGAGCCGTGTTGGTACGCGGTCCGGAAAGGGGCGTCGGCGGGGTGGATCGGCGACCGGAAGCAATCGACCGTTTGGGAAATCAACTCCGCAAGCGGCTATTTGGCCGCCGGGTCGACGGGCCATAGCACCGAAAAGCCGGTCGACTGTATGCGCCGGGCCGTCCGCAATCACAAGGGGGACGTCTTCGACCCGTTCGTCGGGAGCGGGACGACGATCGTCGCCGCGGAGGAAATGGGCCGGACCTGTTACGCGATGGACGTCGATCCGGCGGCCGTCGCGGTCACGTTGGAGCGCTTGAACGATCAGGGGCTGAAGCCGACGTTGTCCGGCCGGCCGACGGCCAAGCGGGCCAAATCGCGGAAATCCGGACAATCCGGGTCCGGAACCCGGCGAACGGCCAAGAAGCGATAGCATCGGCCCCCGGGCGTCGGCGATCCTGGTCCGTATGTCGACGCTGACCTCTAGTTCCACGTTCGCGGACGTCAAAGCCGCGTACGACGACAACGCGTCCTACGTCGAAGACGATTCGGCAACGAAGGCGGCCGCGTTCGTGACGGCTTGTCGTTTCCTCCTGCGCCAACTGCCGAAGCTGGCGATGCAAGGGGGGACGAATCAAGTCCAAATGTCTCCCGAGCTGATCCGCGACGAAATGCGCGACGCGCATCAGTGGCTCGCCAGCAAGCGCACCCGCGGCGGCGTCGTCCATCCCGACTTTTCGAATCTGCGGAGCTGAACGCGTGAAATGACCGTTAATCGTGGCCCCACCGTCGACCGCTGCGACCACGCGGCCGCGTACGCCGATATCGCGGCCGCGGTGTTGCGATGCGTCGCCGCGACGCTGGGCGTCCCCCGCGACCTCTTGGGGGAAACCGCGCAAGAACCCCCGACGACCACCGACGAACCGCCCACCGAATGAAACGCCGCCGCGCAGCATCGACGACGCCGACGTTCGCCGAACAGTGGTTCGACATGCGCGCCGATTACAACATGGCGACGTCGAGCCGGTTCCGGCGATCGCGGACCGGGGTTTCGGGGACCGGCCGAACGGCCGATTATCACTATCGGACGGAGACCGGTTATCTGCGGATGGTCGAACTTGCGCGCGACATGGATCGGAACGACTCGATCGTGGGGTCGATCGTCGACCGGGCCGTCCAACAGACCGTCGGCGACGAATTGACGCCGGAACCGAAGACGGGCGACGACAAACTCGACACCGAGCTGAAAGCGAATTGGACCGACTACGCGGAGACGCCGGAGAAGTGCGACCTGGCCGGGGAACTGGCACACCCGGAAATCGTTCAACTGTCCCTTCGCCAGACGCTGGTCGACGGCGACGTCGTCGACGTCCCCACCCGCGACGGGCCGATCGAAATGATCGAGGGTCACCGCTTGCGGACGCCGAACCGGACGAAGCGGAACGTCGTTCTTGGAATCCTGCTGGACGAATTCCGCCGCCGCAAACAATACTGGGTGACGCGCGACGAGGTGGATCCGTCGGCGGTGGTGAAAGTCGCCGACGTCCGGCCGATCGACACGCGGGACCGGGACGGGAATCGGCAAGTCTTCCACCTATACAACCCGCGCCGGATCACGCAAACCCGCGGCGTGACGGCGCTCGCGCCGATCGTCGATGTGGCCGGGATGTTCGAGGACATCCAATTTGCCAAATTGGTTCAACAGCAGGTCGTGAGCTGTTTCGCGATCTTCCGGCACCGGGAAACGGACTGGAGGCCCGGGGGCCAGAATCAGGCGCAGGGGGAGCAGACCACCACAACCCTAGATGATGGCTCCACCCGGCTCGAAGAAGGCCTTGCGCCCGGGATGCAGATCCCGGGCGACCCGGGCGAACGTCTTGAGGGGTTTTCGCCCAACGTGCCGAATCCGGAATACTTCGATCAGGCGCGGATGATCTTGCAGATCATCGGCGTGAACCTGGGTCTTCCGCTGGTCATGGTCCTGATGGACGCGTCGGAGACGAACTTTTCCGGATGGCGTGGGGCGGTCGACCTGGCACGGGCCGGGTTCCGGTCGAATCAACGGTTCTTGGTCCGGCGGCTGTTGCGCCCCGACTACAAGCGCAACGTCCGCCGATGGATGGCCGTCGACCCGGCGATCCGCCGCGCGGCCGGGCGGTCGAACATCAAGATCTTCAATCACAAGTGGAATCTGCCGGCCTGGCCGTATATCCAACCGCTGGCCGACGCGCAAGCCGACCTCTTGAGAGTCCGCAACTGCTTGACCAGCGCGAGCCGGCGGGCGGCCGAACGCAATATCGACTGGGACGACCTGTCGGCCGAGATCTGTCGCGACAATGCGCTTTTGATCGAACGGGCCCACAAGACGGCCGAAGCGCTCAATGAAAAATATCCGGGCCTCGGGGTGACGTGGCGGGAAGTGGCCTGTCTGCCGACGCCGGACGGGGTGACGATCCAGGCGGGCGGCGACGAGCCGGCCGGCGGCAAGAAGGGAGCGATCGCGGCATGAGGGATCTTCTACAGATCGACAACCCGTTCGCGCTTGAGTTGGACGTTCCCCGGCTGGCCGAGTACTTCGGTCTTTGGGCAATCCTCGAGGATCCGTTCCGGGCGGCGGTGGCGCGGGCCGAGTCGATCGACTTACACGTCCACGTCGCCGCGGAGCAAGCGCGGCGGGGGGCCGACGCGTCGGCGTCGCCGGCGCCGTACGAAGTCACGCCGGACGGCGTGGCCGTGATCCCGATCCACGGCGCGATGATGAAGCGGGTCGATAGTTTTTCGCGCGGGACGTCGACCGTCCACGCGCGGCAACAGATCCGGGCCGCGGTTACCGACGCCGAAGTCGTGGGGATCCTGTTGCACGTGGAAAGTCCCGGGGGGACCGTGGCGGGAACGTCGCTCTTGGCCGACGAGGTGAAGGCGGCCGCGGCGAAGAAGCCGGTTCACGCGTACATCGAAGACACGGGCGCAAGCGCCGCCTATTGGGTTGCGTCGCAGGCGTCGCGGGTGTACGCGAACCGGACGGCGATCGTCGGGTCGATCGGGACCTATGGCGTGATTTATGACCAGTCCGCCCGGGCGACGCTCGAGGGGGTCAAGGTGCACGTTATCCGCGCCGGCGAATTCAAGGGGGCCGGCGAACCGGGGACCGAGATTTCCGCGGCACAGTTGGCCGAGTGGAAACGCGTCGTCGATGGTTCGCAGACGCATTTTTCCGCCGCGGTGGCCGACGGCCGGCGGCTGGCGATCGCCGACGTCGACAAGCTGGCCGACGGTCGGGTTCACATCGGACAAGAGGCCGTCGACGCGAAGCTGATCGACGGGATCCGGACGCTCGACGAAACACTGTCAGAACTCACGACCTCAACAAGCAAGAGGAGAAAACACGCGATGACCCAACAGAATGCCACCGCCGACGCCGCGGGCGAAACGCTATCCGCCACCCTGGAAACCGCGGCCGGCAAGCTGGCCACACCGGCCGCGACGTTCGACGAGCTGGTCGCCGGCCTGGTCGGCGCCGATAACGACTTCATCGTCGCCCAACTGCGGAAGAAAGCGACGATGGACCAGGCGCGGGCCGACTGGATGGCCGAACAGAATACGCGCCTCGAGGCGGCCGAAAAGGCCCGCGACGACGCGCAGGCGGCCGGGGACGTCCCCGGCGTCGACCCGGTGGGGACCGGAAACGTCAAGGGGCAACGCGGCGCGGCGGCGGGCGGCGCCGACGGCAACGAATTCCTGGCGGCCGTGGCCGAAAAGCAGGCGGCCGGCTTGTCCAAGGCGAAGGCCATCCGCGCGGTCGCCGTCGAACAGCCCGACCTGCATGAGGCCTACCTCGACGGCTACAACCAGACCCACGGCCGCCGCCGGCGGGCCGGTTAGGTCGACGCGATCGACGTCGATCGCCGAACACCGCCACACGACCAGCGATCTTCCAAAAGGAGCTTTCGAAAATGTCACAACTGATTGACAATCCCGTTCGGACCTACCAAGCGGCGTCCGCGATGGCCGCTTATTTGCGGGTGAAGCTGAACGGGTCCAACAAGCTGGCCGTCTGCGGCGCCGGCGCAAGCGAAAACGAAGTCGGCACTCTCACCAAACGGACCACCGCCGCCGACGAATACGTCGGCGTTCGGGCGCCCACCGCGTCGGGTACGTGCAAGATGATTGCGGCCGGGGCCTTTTCCCGCGAAGCGGTCGTGTACGCCGCGGCAAGCGGCAAGATCGACGACACGGTCAACGGGAAGCCGATCGGGATCGCGCTGGAAGCGGCGACGGCCGACGGCGACGTCGTCGAGGTGTTGCGGATCAACGCGACCGTGATCGTCGCCGCCGACGACTGCGCGGACGATACGGCTTTGTCGTTCGGATCGGGGACCGATGGCCAACTGCTCTGGAGTACGGGCGACGCCGACAACCATTCCCTCGTTCTTGCGTTGGGCGACGACAACCAAACCCTGCACATCACGGACAAAGGGGCGAAGGCGACCGATTGGAACGTCGCGGCGGCGACTCACCCGACCGTGATGATCCACTCGAACACGACGCCGGCGACCGACTATTTGTCGATCGGCGGTCACGACGGGACGACGGCGACGATCGACGTGGTCGGGGGGACGACCCTGGCCCTGTCGATCGCCGGGGCGGCGATCGCCAACGTCACCGGCGACGGGATCGCGCTGGCCGTCGACGACGACTGCTTCTTCGCGGGTGCGAGTTCCGACTGCGGCTTCGGGTTCATGGACGCCGACGCGTCGAACCACACGATGGTGATCTTCACCGACGACACGTCGCAGCAGATCCACATCACCGACAAGGGGGCGAAGGACACCGATTGGAACCTGGCCGCGGGCACCCACCCGACCGTTTACATCCACTCCAACACGACGCCGGCGACCGACTATCTGTCGATCGGCGGTCACGACGGGACCACCGCGACGATCGACGTCGGCGGGGGGACGACCCTGGCCCTGTCGATCGCCGGGTCGGCGATCGGCGGCGTGAAGGCCACGGGCCTGTACGTCGGCACCTACGTCGCCGCCGGGACGACGGCCGGCGACAACCAGTTGACGCTGCAGTCGACCGGGACGGCGCCATCGGGCACGGGCGCGAATGTTGGCCACATCTACGCCGACTACGAAACCGACGACGACGAGCTGTTCTATTTGTCGGGGACGGGGGGCACGGCGTCGCAACTGACCACGTAAGGCGGGCGTCGGCGACGACGGCCGATTCGACGCGATCGAATGGCAACGGAGAACCGGAAAAGTGCAAGCCAAACAACTACCGATGGACGGCGGCGCCGCGACGTCGAAGGCGCCGCGGTTCGAGCAGATCTTCCATCAGGATTTCCGCGCGTGTGATTGCGAAATGCCGATGGTCACCAAGAAGTGGAACGAAGCGCTGGGGACGTTTGTCGCCATTCGGTTGTGCTGTATGGCGAAGGCCGTCGAAACGCTGACCGGCCTGCGCTTGTATGAAGTACACGAATTCGCGCCGCGTTGGGAGTGGAACTGCAACGCGTTGGAACCGGCGGCCCAACCGGACGGGACGGTCGAAGTCGTCCAGAAGGGCCCCCCGCCGCGGTGGCTCAAAGAGCGATTGAAGAAGAAGGGGCTCCCGATCCACAATCTACAGGAAGACGTCGTCGACGGTTGACGTCGTCGCCGTGTACTCCAATCGAAAGGGATCCCGTGGAGGTAACCCCCGACCAGTTGCTGGCGGAAATCGGACGCTTGCACGTTGCCAACCAAGTCCTGACGGGACAGTTGGCGGCGTCCCGAGCGCAACTCGTAAAGCAGGCGACCGCGAACGCGGAAGCCGAAAAGCCTGTCGGACCATCGGCCGACGCCGACGGCGAATCGTGACAACCTGAACCGGGCCGGCGTTCCACCGCCGGTCTTCTAAGGCGGAAACGGGTTTTGCTCCCCGTTAGATAGCCTGCACTGTCGCAGCCTGCAGGGGCCGCGCGGAGAACGCGCGGCCCCCTTTCTTTGGAGAATGCGACATGCCTTCACCGACTACCAGCCTTGCCACCCTGCGCCCGGACCTCGGCGGAAGCCTGGAAGAATTCGACGCGGCGGCCGATCGCCGCGGCTTTATCGCCCACCGGGTTGCCCCGGTCCTGGAAGCGGCGAAGAAGTCGGGCACGTTCGGGAAGATCCCCTTGGAATACCTGCTGCAGACGCGGGAGACGCGCCGGGCACCGGGGGCCGGTTACGGGCGCGGCGACTTCGAATTCGACGACGCGTCTTATGCGTGCGAGGAACACGGCGCGGAAGAGCCGGTCGACGACGTCGAAGCCGAAATGTATCGGGAATATTTCGACGCCGAACTGGTGTCGGCGGCCCGGGCGCTCGACGTCGTGTTGCGGAATGCGGAAATCCGCACGGCCGCCTTGCTGTTCAACGCGACGACGTTCACGTCGCAGACGACGACAATCACCAACGAGTGGGACAAGAACCACAAGACGGACGCGATCCCGATCCAGGACGTCGAAGACGCCGTCCAGGCGGTTTGGGCGCGGTGTGGGATCTGGCCCAACGCGCTGGTGATCAATCGGACCGTGTTCCGCAACCTGCGACTCCTGGACGCGATCAAAGACGCAATCTCCGCGAGCGGCGCGGGAACCCCGAACAAGGCGTCGGACATCACTACCGCAATGCTGGCGGCCGTGTTCGACCTCGAACACGTGATCGTCGCCGGGTCGGCCAAGAACACGGCCGCCGAAGGGCAATCGGCCAGCCTGTCCCATATCTGGTCGAGTGAATACGCGATGGTGTGTCGGGTGGCGTCGTCGAACGACATCCGCGAACCGTGCACGGCCAGAACGATTCACTGGGCCGCCGACGGGTCGGAAGTGGGCGGGTGCGTGGAAACCTACCGCGACGAGACGGTCCGCGCGGACATCATCCGTTGTCGACACGACGTCGACGAGCTGATCATGTACACCGAATCGGCCCAACTGTTGGAGAACGTGACCACCCTTTGACGCCGCGGGGGTCTTTGTGGGTTCGCTAATGGATGACCTGATGGCCGACGCCGGCGTCCCGGTCCTGATGGACGCGTTGGGCGACGCGACGTCGATCACCTACACGCCGGCGACCGGCGACGCCGTGACGTTGACGGCGATCGTCGGCGCGGAGACGACCGAAGAAGACGAGGTGATCGACGGCCGCGAACAGAAGTTGATCCGCGCCGTGTCGATCCACACCGACCCCGATTCGACGTGGGGCGGCGTGGCGTCGCCGGCGCTAACGGCGATGGTGACGATCGGCGGCGTCCAGTACGCGATCGAGTCGATCGGATCGTCCGACGAGAATTGGCATACGTTGAACCTCACCCGCCGCGGCAAAGTGGAAGTTTCGCGGCGGGGCTATCGGCGCTGAGCAAAGGAACCCCCGAAGATGGTCGCGGCGTCCGGACCCATTTCGCTGGTCGAAGACCACCTGGAGGCGACGCTGGCCGCGTGTGGCACGTTTCAGACGCTGGTCGAAGCCGAGGACGCGACCGAGGCGAAGGCGTCGATCTATAACGACGCGTTGCCGGAACCGGCGAACGGCGTCGAGTACACGAAGGCCGAACTAACAGGCTATTACCCCTATGCGACGATCGAGACGGATCCGGAAGGCGGATACGAAATGATCTTTGACGCGGTGGGGGCCGGCGGTCACGACTACCGCGACGCCGGCCGGCTGATCGTCCGGATCGCGCGGATCGTCCCGGCCAACACGGGGATCGCCGACGCCGAACGGGGTTGGAAAAACACGATCGGCAACATTCTTGCCGAGTTGTGGGGCAACGCGGGCGGCGCCGGATATCTGGCGATAGCCGGCGTCGTGTTGGTCGGCTTGCACCGGTTCCACCCGGACGACGAGCCGGGCATGGGGGACGCGCAGGGCGCGACGATCGCCGTGGAATGGGGAAGCGAGGGATAGACCGTGGTCGTCGAACCGAGTTTCCGAATCACCTACCGGGCGCCGCTTACGACGCTGATGCAGAAGCGCCAATGGAACGCGGAAATCGAGAAGCCGAGTTGGACGGCTGTCGGCCTCCATCACAAGCGGGCGCACATCGCAAAACACTTCACCGCGGCCGGCGCCGCGGAGTACGGGTACGCCACCAGGTCGCGGAAGTACACCGCGGCCAAGCAGCGGAAATTCGGTCACACGTTGCCGCTGGTCTACTCGGGAGAGATGAAGGCGAATTGCCGGGCGCCCGAGATCCGGGCGACGTCGAAGGGTTGCAAGGTGGTCCTGCAAGCGCGGAAGGCGAACCGTCGCAACCCGAAGAGCCGGGCCAACATGGCCGCGGAGCTGCGGCAAGTATCGGCCGCGGAAGCGGCCCAACTGGCCCGGGAGAAAGATCGCGCAATGATCCGGCGGATCCGCGCGGCCCGCGGATCGGAAACCAAGCAGATCTGAAAGGGAAACCATGAGCGAGAAGAAGACCCTCGTATTGATCGAAAACGCGTTCGCCGGCGGGAAGTCGATCCAGGCGAAGCAGACGTTCGAAGGCGACAAGCTGCAGACGCCCGAAGTGATCTTTTCCGGGGACGTCCGCGAGCTGGTGGTCCCCTGGGTTTGTCGCGCGGCCGACCTGGTCGCGCTGGTGATCAAGGCGTCGCGGAAGATGACGATCCAACCCGACGCGGGCGACCCGATCGAACTGTTGCCGGGCGTCCCGCTCGTGTGGCACGAACGGAGCTATCACGCCCGGCCGTTCGGCGGCGACGTGTCCGTGTTGCACGTGACGCGCGACGACACGGGGCCGGCCCGGTTGCGGATCGAATCGCTCGAGCGGGACGCGGCCGTCGCCGCGGCAGCCGCCAACGACACCGGCGGCGGTGACGACGTCGACGACCTGGCCGCCGCGTGACACGCGGCCGCGGTTCGACGCGTTCGCCCGACTCTGGTTAGGAGTTTTGAAGATGAGCTTGACCACACAACACGGCCTCTGGGCCGTCGTCGTCGACAACGACCCCACGTCGAC